GTGCTGAAAGATTTCTGTATTTTTCTGTAGACGAGACGTCGGACATGTGGTTAACTATTCCCCGTAGCAAGTAACCAACAACAACAAGTAACTTAACAAGAACATGACATACACGCTGATCTCAGAGTCCGACATCATCTTCCGCAGGATCCTGCGCGACTGTGGAGCTTCCTGCCCAGAGTCGTACATCTGGTGCGATGGTGACCCGCAGTATCTCGGCAACCCCATCAGTGGACGCGCTGTTGAGTTTGAGCAAAAGGCCATCGTTAAGATGCACCGCTGGCTCGATCAGATCGCCTAAGATTTCAAACGGGGGCCGCGCATCCGACAAACGCGGACTTAGTTTAACCAGTAACATTTTAACCAGTAACTCCAATGTATCTTATCCAGTATCTCGTCCTGTTCGTCGTCCTCGCCTCTAAGGCTCTCGCTCTCGACGCCAACCGCATCGCTGACGCCATCTATCGAGTGGAGGGTGGTTCCAAAGCCAAGGCTCCCTACGGAATCCTGTCGGTCAAAGTCGCCAATGCTGCTGAAGCCAGAAAGGTCTGCCTGAACACAATCCGCAACAACCACCGTCGCTGGGAGGCTGCTGGCAAGCCCGGCAAGTTCCTCGACTTCCTCGCCGACCGCTACTGCCCCAAGTCGGCGGATCCCATCGGCAACCGCAACTGGAAGAAAAACGTCAAAGCTATCAGCGGCCTCGACTTCTGAGGGGGGTACATCACCTACCAACTTTGCAGCGCACCACAACACAAACACCATGAGACAACGACCACCATCCATGCAGATCACAGACTCCCTCCCTGCGGAGCCCATGATCTCTCAAGAGTACATGAACGCGAAGTACAAGGCTTGGCTGCAACGCCGTGGCCTGACCGACCCAGCCTTTGCTGAGGAACTCAAAGCCTTCGAGCACCGCAGCAAACTGTCCTTCAAACGCAACAAGAACACACGGGGGAAGAAGAAATGAACCAGAACCTGAAGATGGCCCTGATACTCTGGGGAGTAGTGGCACTGATGACATTGGGATACGCACTTGGGAGGATCGGAGCATGACACCACGCACAGACAACCACACCTTCAGGCTGCTGGGCCGAGAGTTGCCGATGCCGTCCCTGATCGCCGAGGCTCGTCGCATGGAACAGGAGCTGGCCGAGCTGCGTAACCCGGTTGGCTACAAACCCAGCAAGATCGGCAGGCCAAGCATCGCCAAGCACATCGCGGACAAGATCCGAGCGTTGCCTGCTGAGGTGTCTGCAGCAGAAGCGGCGGCAAAACTAGGAGTCTCACAGACCACCATCAACCGCTACAGGAGGGGCACTAGATGAGCGAACGAGTAACCGTAAGGGAATATCAGACACGCCCGGGAGTCTGGGTGGTAGACGCGGATTTCGCGCACAGACTAGCCGATGAATTGGAGAAGGCCAAGGAACGCATCGAGGAGTTGGAGGCGCTGCTCACAGGAGAGCGGTGGACGGATCCAAAGGAGACCAAGTCAGAACACGCCGCAGACGCCAAGGCGCTGGGTGAGGTGCTGCGAATCGTGGAGGCCAAGCCATGAAGTACACGATAGAGAAGTACCCCAACTGCCCTCCTAGACATGGGTTCTCGATCTTCAGTCCAGACTACCGCACGAGGCTCAGGGACATCGCTCCGATAGGAATAGTCCGAGAACTCAACAAGCTGCTGCGCCGGATTCAGCAGTTGGAGAAGGAGTCCGGTAACAAAAACAGGTAAGTATTCATTACACATGAACGATACAGACGCGCAGTGTAGCGAGCAGGAGGAAGTGTACAGGCTCACGCTCAAGGGTCTGCTGCAGGCGAGGCTGGGTCACGATCAGGGCCGAGAGATCTACGACATGCTGGAGCTGTATTGCAGACGCAATGGTTGCGGCATGGCTATCGAGGATGGGCGGTTGGGATTCGTGAACATGGAGCCTGTGGAATGAACATCCGAGGAATACTCGTCAGTTGCGTTGCATTCTCCGTGTCTGCCCAGATCGCGCTGGAGAACCTGCCGCTGCGTCTGGAGGCACCCCACACCGCCGAGGACTACCAGTGGTCTCTGGGTGGCCACCCTATCCCCGGCGCTACCAACCGGGTCCTTGAGATCCCAGCCGCACAGGAGGCCGACGCCGGAACGTATCGCGTGGAGAGCACCAGCGGCCACTCTGCGCTCTACAAGGTACGCTGGCAGCGAGTCATCCGGATCTTCGCGAACAATACAGAGGTGCGCGGGGACACCGTGGACATCCGTGGCCCTAGCCAGATCCGTCTGGTCTGCTCGCTGGGCAACCTGCCGGTGCGCTACACGCTAGATGGCAAAGAACCCACGGCACTGTCTGCGCTCTACAAAACACCCATCCTCGTCACCAATGCCTGCGTGCTGCGTGCTGCGGTGGTGATACCGGAGGGAGACTCCGTGAAACTGCGGAGGGTGCCGTGACCGAGCTGGACATCGAGATCCAGTACCGACTGCAGGAGCGGCTTGGCATCCTATGCGGTGCCGAGGAACCGACTCCGTTAGCAATCAAAATAGCCTTAGAAGAAATCGAACAATACAAGAAACATCATGCAAGCGACCCTGACGTTCAACCTGCCAGACGAGAGCAACCTGCACTACCACGCAATTCATGCTCTCGAGTACAAGATCACATTAGATGAGATCCGAGAGATGCTCAGGTCTAGGGTGAAGCACGGACACAACTACCAGAACACTGAGCAGGCGCTGGAAGAGATCTATCATTTCGTATGCTCCGCTATTCAAGAATGCTACGGCTTCCCTGAATAACGTTGAAAAACGCTTGCCAATCCTGAATACAACTGCTCGTGAACATCAGCAAGGCCCGGAAAAGGGTGATGGCCATCGGCTGTTCCCACGGGTCCAGAGCAAATCCCAAGGCGCTGGAGGCGGTGCTGCGCTTCCGGGAACGCTACAAGCCGCATGAGGTGATCCATCTGGGTGATGCCTACGATCTGGCTGCACTCCGGGCAGGATCATTGGGCAACCCTAACCAAGCGGATGCAGCCGACGACTACCTCGATGACATCGGTGAAGGCGCAAAGTTCCTCAATCAGCTCAAGCCCACAGTGTTCACCATCGGCAACCACGACGAGCGTGCACGACAATACCTGAACCATCACAACGCGGTCATCCGTGGCTTCGCTGAGGCGGTTTGGGAGAAGATGATGGCCCCAATCGAGAAGCATTGCCGGGTCAAGATCCTGAAGTATGGAGTCCTACCAGACTGTTGGTTCAAACTTGGAGGGTTCAGTTGGGGCCATGGGGTGCTCTATGGAGAGAATTATCTCAGAGACTCTGCCGAGACCTTTGGGAATGTTGTCGTGGCTCATGCCCACCGGGCTGGTATCGCTTACGGTCGCCGGAGTGACAATCCGGTCGCGCTGTCCCCCGGAACGCTGGCCGATCTTCCTGCCATGGAGTACGCTCATCGCCGCCGCTCAACCTTGGCATGGAGTCATGGCATCGTATTCGGGGAGTACACGGATACATCAGCGCAACTGTATCTCCACCAGTGGCCCCAACATGAGACCCAATGGACTCTGCCCAGCTTCTGAAATCCTTGCGGGATGCGGTCAGCAATCGGTCGGAGCCTGTGCTTCCGGGCTGGATGACCGCAGATGAATACGCTATCGAGTGGGGGCTGTCCCGGACGCAGGCCAATCGACTTTTGAAGCGAGGCGTGGAGGCTGGGCTGATCGCAGCAAAACAATTCCGGATCAAGACAGAGAAACGAGGGGTCTATCCAACATGGCACTACATAGCAAAAAGCGAGGCAACGAAGTCCAAGGCGACCCAAAGCTCTCGGACGCGGAAGTAAGGGAGCTGCTCGAAGCTGCGCCCAAGCTCGTCTACCGGGCAATCCTCAACGGGTGGATCCAGCCTCCCAAGTACCAGCTCACGGACGCACAGATTGACAACCTGATGCGCCGCTAGTACGTCAGCAATGTCCCTTGCGTAAGGGACCGGGATTCACACCCCGAGCACCATGACAACCAGAATCCCCAGTCCAGCCAGCAACGAAGGTAAGTGGTTCCCAATGGGTTCCACGGTGCGCCTGTGTGAACGTTGTTGGTTGGACTGGGGTTTTTGTTTCATACCATGAGCGAGAAGAAGAGATCACCGGCGTTCCAGTTCTATGCGGACGACTTCCTGTCCGGGACGATGACGATGACCAACGAGGAGCGCGGAGCTTACATAGCCCTCCTCTGCGTCCAATGGTCAAAGGGTTACGTCAGTCAAACAGACTTCGATCGCATTACTCTGGCAATGCCACCGCATTCCCAAGCCATATGCCAAGAGAAGTTCGAGAAGGATGCCGACGGATGCATGAGGAACGCTAGGCTTGAGAAAGAGAGGCAGAAACAGGCGTCATACAGGAAGAAGCAGACAGAAAACGCCAATTTACGGTGGCACGGCAATGCCAACCCAGATGCCAAAGAGATGCCACCGCATATGCCAGAAGCATGCTCTCCGTCTCCGTCTCCTAGTAATACTCTAAACCATACGGGCTCCGATGAAGATCCAGACGTTGAGACTCTCAGGCTACGCATCGGCTCTTGGTTCAAGCGTAGGCCAACGACCAAGTGGAGCGAGAAGGAGACCCGGGCACTGAAGGCTGTCCTGAAGCTGAACACTCCACCCGAGGACATCGACGCTCTGGAGCGATGGTATCTGTCGGGTGACCCATACCTTCGCCGAGATCCGTTCACCCTGCTGAACAACTGGAACGGCGAGATCGACAAAGCGCGTGGGAAGGCAAGCACGCCTCAGGTCTTCCAACGCCACACCCCTGACACCAGCAAGTACACGGCGGAGCAAATTGCCCTCATGGAGGCCATGGGATGAACACGGACGCCTACTTTGCGCCAAAGGATGAGCTGGGAATCCTAGGGGCATGTCTCTCCGGCGACACGGACGTGGCCTCCGAGGTGGTCTCCTTGGTTCAACCGGAGATGCTGGTCAACGAGGACGTCAGGTTCACGCTGGAGCTTATAGCCGGACTGGTGCGACAGAACCAACCGGCGTCCGTGGAGAGGCTCACCAAGGAGTGGAACAAGGCCCACGGCAGCCTTCCGATCCCAACCGCAGCTTGGGCAGAAGCCATCTGTGCGTGTCCCTCCAGCAGCATGGTCACCTACTTCGCCGACAACATACGCGAGGCGCATCTACGCCGTAAGCTGCGGGAATTGGGTTCCAAGATCATCGAAGGCTCCGGGAACTCAGCGGTGAGCATCGACGAGGTGCTCAAGCAGGTGGAGTCCGGCATGGTCCTAGACTCGACGCCACAAACCGACTCCTGCAGTGCCAAGGATGCCATCGTCAGCTTCATCGAGGCCACACAGGAGCGTTGGAATCGCAATGGCGAACTAAGCGGCGTGCCGACTGGCATCCCCAAGCTCGATTCCATGCTCGATGGCCTGCAATACCGCGAGCTTACCTTGGTCGCCGCACGTCCCAGCATCGGCAAGACAGCCATGGGCACCTCCATAGTGGCAAACGCTACGGTGCTGCACAAAGTTCCCACCCTGTTCGTCTCCTGCGAGATGTCCACCAACGCCATCACCAGACGCCTCGTCTCTTGTGTCTCAGGTGTACCCATGCAGTCGATCAAGACGGGTCAGCTCAAGGACAACGACATGGCCCGGATCCAAGCGGCAAACATCAAGATCAAGAACTCACCGATCCACTTTTTAGACCTATCCGCTGGGGCTAAGATCGGAACGGTAACCTCAGCCATCCGACGAGCTGTCCGGAAGCATGGCATCAAGCTGGTCATCGTGGACTATCTCCAAAAGATCGGAGCCAGTGGACGCTACGAGAAGCGAACCTACGAGGTAGCCGAGGTATCCGGAACGCTGAAGGCTTGTGCAGCTTCAACCGGAGTGGCTATGTTGGCTCTCGCACAGCTCAACCGTGAATCAGAGAAGGAGAAGGGACGTAAGCCAAGACTCAGTGACCTAGCAGACTCCGGACAAATCGAACGAGACGCAGACACAGTCCTCCTCCTAGACCGCAACCGAGTCGAACCAAGAGGTGAAGCCACTATCTCAATCGCAAAGCAACGAGACGGCGAGTGTGGACTGGTGACATGCCACTACGAAGGTGCTTATTGTAGATTTGAACCTGCGCTGTTGCAGGATTCGTAAACAAACAAACATAACATAATATGATTAGATGCAATATTAACGTCAGCAAAGTTGATAAACAGTATCTGTACGAAGGTAAGACCGGTAAGTTCCTCGAAGTAACCCTTCTGGAATCCAAGAGCGGACCGGATAAGTACGGCAATGATGGCTTCGTTGTCCAAGGTGTCTCCAAGGAGGCCCGTGATCGAGGTGAACGTGGACCGATCATCGGGAGCTGGAAGCACTCGACCAAGGCACCCCGTTCACAAGGTCATCCCACCGGCGGAACCCAGCCCGTAGCCGACGACCTGTTCTAAGCCTCAAGGAGCCCCTAGGAGATGAGTTGCGCTATGGTGACCCTCACTAAAGATCAAAACGCCTCCTAGGGGCATTACCGCTCCAAGAAACCGCATCTCATGGAAGACCTAGAGTACGCATTGCGCATGATACCGCCCAGTTACCGGGATTGGGTGGTCCGTAGCGTCAGGGCAGGCAGTGCCTCACCGGAGCAGGTAGCCGCTAGGTTCTCCATGTCGGACAGTGACCCGGCTTACAAGCTCATCATCCGAGGCTTTGAGCATATTCGTATTGCTCCGGAGTCATATCTCAATGCAATGATAGAGAAAGTACTTAACTAAGTATAGTTATACTCTAAGTATATATGTCTAATAAGATCAAATCAGTGGATATAATCGAGAAACCACCGTCGGTACATGTCACCTGCTATGCTTATGGCGACATGCACTCCGCGGTACTCACCTCTTGGATAGATCTGGCTAATTACTTTGCACAACGTACTCGCTACGCTGCATTGCGTACTATCAGAGAGGATGCATTAATCTCTCGTTCAAGGTGTAGAGCCACCAAGTTCTTCCTCGATGACGACAAGGACGTCTGGATCC